AATGCATGTCCATTGCTGTCTGCTAACATAGGTCTACATATAGTAGTCCAAACATCAGGGTGTAAGTCAGCACACTCATCCATTACTATAAAGTCATAACGTGAACCACGCAATGCTTCTCTGTTGTCAGCACTTCTAATGAATATCTTGCTATCATTCTTTAATGTTATTGTGAGTTCTGATTTGTTTACGTCTTTGATCCAGTTCTTTTCATACAGTCTGTCTAATAATTCGTCAAGGATAACTGTTTTAGCCTGCCTATATGTTGAATATAGTGCTAACACTCTCTGTTTGGGCTTTACACTGAACTTTGCAAGTTCATTAATGGCTAACATACTCTTTCCAAAACGTCTGCCAGCAACAACTACTCTAAATCTAGTAGCATCATTACTAATAACTTGTTGTGGTTTGCTTAGTTTCAAACATGTCTCCATGTCTTGCGTATTATAATGTCTCTGATACATCCTGGTGTAACACCATAGTCTTCACTTATGCCACCGTATCCGTCTATGGCACTTCTGTTTGTATAACGTGCTCTTATATCTACAATATCTGATTCTTTTAGTTTTGATTGCTTACAGTCTGTGCCTACACTTATTTGTCCAGCCGCTCTCATTAAATCAAATACTTCTTGTTGACTGTTTAACTTCATGTGTTTAGGATTGCAACATTTTTTGTTTCTGCATGTTGTAGCTATTCTCAAATTACCAGTAATCTTTTTGGTGTATAATCCTTCACCATGTATGTAAGCAAAACGTGTGCATCTATGTAATGTGCCTCCAGCGGCAAACAATCCATATCCGTGATTGGTAATACTTAACTTCCAATCCCAACATTCATCTTCACCCTTTATATCAACGTGAGTCCAGAATCTATCTACATCTTTTTGTGTTATGTCTTTTATTTTTCTTTTATACTTCATGGTGTCTCTCATTTATCCCAAGGGTCATTATCCCAAGGATGCGGCTTCATTCCTCCGCCTGGTGGTATAATAACATCATCATCGTCCCAAGTGTATGTAGGTCTTTTAATCTTTTCAAACATCTTTCTCACAGCATACGTTTCTGGATCCAATGCTTCTTCCAAGTATTCATCTATTGCACGTTTTACTGCTTCATAGTCTTTGGGGTCATTGCTTCTAAATCCAGTCATTTTCATCTCGGTAAGTGTTTCCATGTTTTGTTACGGTGTATTGCTTCTATAGTGGAGGTATTCACATTTAGTATTTGACCTAACTTTTGTTGTGTGATTTTGTAGTGTTGTTCAATAACCCATAACACTTGTTTCTCTGTGAGCTTTGCATTGTAGTTGTCTGCACCTATATAACTTGGTGGCTTTACATATCTGCCTTTTTTGATACAGTCCATTATGTTATCTTTAACAGTCCCCAAAAAGAGATGCTTAGGATTAACACATGCTCTATAACTTATATCATTGTTTTCATAATGTTGGTCACAATCATGCAACACACACAATTCATTAACATCAGATTCTTTGAACTTGCCACTTATTAATGCACCGAATCTATGTGCTGTGATGTAACGCAAACGTCTACCATCTGCATCATCATACTTATACCACCAGTTCTTGTAGCCATTGTTTTGAACATTGCCCATTAAGAATACGCATCCGTTTGGTTGTTCTTCACAACGTGCATGAAACTTATCTATATAGTGTTGCTCTATATTGTGAACGTGGTGGTCTTCACCGGGAGGGCCAGACTTCTTTACACCTTTAGCCATTATAGTGTAATTTGTTGTTTGGGTTTTTCTTTTTGTATTTCAGAGCCGTATCCAACTAACATCATTGTGAACGTTAATGGTAAGAACCATAAGCTCAATAAGCCTAACATGTGACCCCACACCATGCTAACAGTGATTAAACTGAAAACATTAAGTGGACCTGCTAGTCTATTTGTTTGAAAGTCAGAAATGTCTTTGATTTTGGGTGTTGTAAACTTCATATCTTTATCCTATATTGTTTTGTGAAAAAAGTGCCTGACTGAAATGCCAGCATGTTTCAACGTTTCCTATACCGTTGGCTCAACACCAGCCAGGTCTTACCTCACAAAATCTATTCTTCATTTTTCTCTGTCCATGGTAGCATAGTATCTTCCTCGCTACCGTCTTGTATGCCATTGTCTGACATAGATAACCATTGTTTAGAGAGCCAGATCATCATAACTCTATCGCCATTCATTGCTGTTTCGAACATCTTTTGACGTAACTTCTGTTTCGTCGTTTGTGTTCCTTTTATGTATAGATCCGCGAAGTTGTCTCGTAAGGTTCCTGCTGGAACGCCAAAGAAGTCGCTGAGATCTTTCCAACTGCAATGCAAACATGCCAATTTGTAAAATTCTTCTTCAGGTATGACAGTTTTATTCCTGCCCACTACTCTTCCAATTACGGTTTTTTCACCGTATTTAATTTGTTTTACTTGATAATTGGGTTTGTTCTTCATGTTGTATCCACTTTAAAGTGTAAGCCAAGCCTTATGCTTGTAATTGCAATACTTATTTATCTATAGTTAACAAAACCAGACACTTTTGATGGTGTAGTGCCACGTTTTAAGTTATAATTGCGGTATTTTTTGCTTTGCCATTGTGTCCACTCGCCTAGTATGTATACATTGTCCATTAAGAACTGGTGACTTGAGTCATATATAGTTTGCAAGTATTCTATGTCTCTAAAACTGATATCTCCAGTTAATTCATAACGATTACTAATACGTCTTACGTCATAGTGTAAATGGCTTGGTGTTTTTGAATATATTCCAAAGTTGGATGTTTTCTTTGTGCTTTTAACTAATGAACTGGCATGTTCTATAAGTGTTACTATGTCTGTCATAGCAATATTTATTAAACATAGTGTTAATCAATTCAGTTAGAACGGTATATGCGTTGTTTTGTGAGGTCACAAGGTTTAGAGTAACTTTCTACTACTGCTTGAAGTAACAATAATTTCTCAAATTCCCTTCTCAAATCCCACATCATAAAGTCATGACTATTCTTATGTATTGCTGGATTATTTCCTCTAAATTTTATTCCTTTCATTTTTTTCTCTTTTCCCAGGTGTAAAGTATAAACTAATTAATCACTTAACTTCGTTAAGCGAAACCTATTGCTATCGTTTCACTCTAGCAAAGGTTATAACTAGCTCTTCAAAATTTATATCAGCTCAGTTGAAACTAATTGATATGTTAATATTTATTATTTAATTATAACGCTTGATGATTGATTTTGCAGTCATAAGGAACCGTCTAACTGGCACCTTATGAAAAAGCAATTACTTGATGATGTGTTCATTGCACAAGGAAGTAGGTATTTGATACTGATAGACAAGGGACTTTGGACTTTTCCGACCTACACCAACTATGCTGTTAAGCATTGACAACTTCGTTACCTTATATGTTGTCTGTTTATGTCTAGTATTTTTTATTTCACAACTGTTTAGACTAAGCAAATGTTTCTCTCACATTGGGAGGACATTTAAAGCATCCTTTACGGGTAGTGCTTAGAATTGCATAATAACAAAATGCTTTGCTTACCTTCACATATTTCAGAAAGGATTCTGCAACGGTATGTATATCTGGCCCGTCAACCTTAAGTGTTATTTGTAGGGTTCTGTGTTATATTGTTTCTGTTACTGCCTTGGGTATCCAAGCAACGAACTTGTTACAAGTTTTACACACTATCTTATCTCCATGAAATGACCAAGTCCACATTGGGTCTTGTTGTGTAGACTTTTCTACATCTAATTCATGTGTAGCATGTTTACTTTGTAGAATCTTATTTGCAAAAGCGGTTTGCCTTCTCAAGTTGTCATCTAGTTGTTGTTGAATTCTTAAATGTGCCATAATGTTTCTTGCGTTAATAGTTATCTCTTGTTATGCTAATAGCCCTTGATTCTTTGCAATTTGATACAATGTTTCATGTCTATCACAACGTTCAGTTATTTTAAACTTAGCATCTGCATTAACAAGTTTTGAATTGTCAAATAATTTAGTGGACTTTTTGCCTTTTGATTTTGCAAAATGACCGTCTATAACTAATGCATGTTGATGATAGTCTTCATCATATATCTTTTGCCATTGGTCATAGTTCCAATTGCTTTCACTTATGTATGTGAAGCAATGTTCGAAATTGTTATTAATATCTAATAGTTCTATAATACTAACCATACTGCCAGGTATTGCAGATGACTTATCCCATGGATTGACATTTACTATTACATATTGTTGGTGTTGTTTGTTTTTCATTTTATTTCCTCAAATAATTATAAAGTTATGTATTTGCCATTACATACCTATGAGCTCCAGTTCCTGTATTATTTCTAATACACTATTATTTATCTATAATTGCAATATAAGGGCTTAAAAGCGGACCAAAAAAAAACTCCCCTAACGTCAGCAAAGGGAGTTTTTTAAATATAATATAATCGATATATTATCTTTTAAGAGTTATAATTCAATGGCAATCAAATTATTATCTGTGTTAAAGAAGTTTTTCTTTAGGAGCTCAATCCTGAGGAAAATGTGCAAGAAGCACTGGAGAAGCAATGTGAGACATTACTTTTTTGATACCTCTTTAACATATATATTTATCTATGTTTGTTGTTTTTGGTGCTGTTATGTGGTTACATACCCACTGCAATACTTAACACACTAGCAAGTAAACTGCCTAATGTGAGTATAACAATAGTCCATATTCTGTTGTCTAATCTGTCTAATCTTTCAGTAAAGAATGCTTTGTTTTCTTTTATTTGTGCTTGTAAATTGTCCACTTTGTTCTCTAGGGCGCCGTGCTCTTTGGTATTTTCTGCTTTAAGTCTAACTACATCCTCATGAACTGTCTGTGCTGTGGGCTTTGGCATTATTTAATCTCAAGCCCATTTGCAATGTCTTCATTCAGTTTGTCTAGTTGTGCTAAAACTTCTGCATCTATTTCAGCTCTTGCTTGTTCTTCAGTCATCTTCAAATCCTATTTTTTTTCTTAAATCAGTTAATTGTTGTTTGTCTTGCACCACGACCACCGGAACTTCAGTGTTCAAATCCTTCTCATCTGGATGACTCCAAAATGCCGCTAAGTGCAAATATTTACTTTCTATTTTTTCTACTACTGATAACAATGTATCAATACTAGTTCCTTCATTGTATTCTAATAACAATGCTTCGTGCTCACTGGCACAAAATGTGGCTACCCATGTAAGTTCATTACCTGGTGAACCTGTTTTAACATGTAAGATTTTATCTTCCACGTATGCCTTCTTTGACCAAGGACAAACTTTGACTATACTGTCAAAGTAAGCACCCCAATCTACTTCTTTGTGCCTCTGTTCTTTTTCTTTTTCTTCTTTTTTGTTTTCATGTAAGCCATTCATAATCTCCGTTGTTGCTGTATCCTACTATCTTAATCTTACTGGTTTGCCACGCTTTCTCATGCGTTTTGCTTGTTTGCCCATTCCGTTAGTAAAACTAGTGGACTTAGTATTCTTAAGTCTGCCACCTTGTCTTACATACTTTGCACCGGCTTTATGTCCTACACATCCACCGGTTTTGCAACTTGATCCAAAGTAACTAGCCATTACATTGCCGCATCGTTAATTTTACGCCAACCTGTGCCATTGTAAAATACAATTAACTCTAATGTTGTATTGTAATACATATCACCTTTTGCAGGAGTGCTAATTGCGTTTATTTCAGTTGTTGTGTATTGTTGTAACTGTAATGCACCAGTGCCAATTTTAACACGTTTAGTAGTAGCCGATGTATCCAGTGTTAAGTCACCAAATGCGTAATTATCTACACTAGTAGGTTTAATTAATTTAACACCATATAAGTCTATACCATCAGTCATGTTACCTTGCAATATAGTTGTATCACCTGGTCCAGTTGCACCTGTGCTTTGAGTAATTACTAAATTACTAGCACTTTGGTCGTTTGTAATATCAAATGCGGCTTTTACGGCACTATTAGAATGATGTGAATTAAGTCTTAGTGTGCTATCACCAGCACTATCATAGTTAAATCCAGTTGTTGTTCCGTTTGTGCTACCTGACTTAGGTTGTATCTCTACAAGTGTTCCTACTTTGTTAGTGCTATCTAACCAATGAGCACTCAAATAATTGTGATATGTATGTAATTCATTTGCATATCTATTATTAACATAAGTATCACCAGTAGCATTGTCGCCGTAATCTCTTGTTGGTGCTAACACAACTTTACCAATTGTTGGAGCGGCTAAAGTTGTTGTTCCTATTTGTGAAGACAAGAACGTGTTTGGTATACTACTAGCAGTAGTAGAACCGTCTCTAAAGTTTAACGGAGATGTGCTTTGGAAATACATGTCAATGTTTGCCATGCCAGTAAGGTCGCCTGTGCCACCTACCATTGCTGTAATACTTGCTGGAGGATTAAACTGATCTGAACCTGCACTACCTGATCCTGATAATGTGTTCCATGTAATTCTACCTGGAATATCTCCTGCACTAGTAGTAGCTTTTGCTGTTTTAGTTCCGCCCAGTAATTTAAAATTAAAGTTTGGTGCACCTATGTATTTCATGTCCACAGTAGCATTGCCACTTTGTCCTAGGAATGTGGTCCAGTTAGGGTAAGTTGTTTCACTTGCCAAACTATTAGTTTTGTAGTTGTTCATCATAAACTTCATTTGAGGTTT